CTAGCAACACCAGCATTTGGTGAAACAGCAAAATCTTTATATGAAAAATGTAAAGAAAAGTTCACCAATATGGATGTTGAATTGATTCTGACAAAGATGGCTGATTCAACATCTAAAATCGTCACCAACGAAGATGTATCTAATTTGGTTGATAAGCTTATCAATGATAACACTGTTAAAGCTATTTTCTTTAATGTTGCATTATGTGATTTCGATGGTAAGATCAATGGAATTGAATCTGGCAAGTATGCTGAGAGATTAAAGACACTTGAAGGTGATGCTTTCATTTATATTTCACCAGCAGCCAAGATCATTAATAAGATACGAGCTAACAGAAAAGATATCTTCTTGGTTGGTTTCAAAACTACATCCAATGCAACAAAACAAGAACAATTCAGCGATGGATTAAATCTCTTGAAGAAGAGTTCAGCGAATATTGTATTGGCAAATGATGTTGTAACAAGAAGTAATTTTATCATCACACCAGAAGAAGGTGTTTATGGTAAAGACATGACACGAGATGAGTGTTTAGTCGAATTGGTTGATATCACTTATTATCGTACTCATTTGACCTTTACACGATCAACGGTGGTAAAAGGTAATCCAGTTTCATGGAGTGATGAACGAATCCCAGCAACGTTACGAACAGTAATTAACTGGTGTGTTGAACATAACGCTTATAAAGAATTCAATGGAGCAACTACGGGTCACTTTGCAGTTAAGCTTGAATCAAATAAATTTCTGACTTCAATTCGTAAAACCAATTTCAATAACATTGATAAAAATGGAATGGTATTGGTTGAAACTGATGGTGATGACAATGTAATTGCTTATGGTTCAAAACCATCAGTTGGTGGACAATCACAACGAATAATTTTCAATCGTTATAATGATTGCAATTCAATTGTTCACTTCCATTGTCCATTAAAAGAAGGCAATGTCAATAACATTCCAATCGTTTCACAAAGAGAATACGAATGTGGTTCTCACCAATGTGGTGAAAATACGGCTAATGGTTTAGGCAAATTTGGCAACCTGTATTGTGTTATGTTGGATAATCATGGGCCTAATATCGTCTTCAATGATTCAATTGACCCTAAAGAAGTAATTGACTTTATCACAAATAATTTTGATCTGAATAAATCAACCTCTGGTTTTGAGAAGGTTTATCTTGGATTAAAAGATTTGGAGATGTCAGAATAAATACTTACCTTTGCAATAATAAACTAAATACTTGATGATGAGCATTAAAAATATTTTCGATGAGATTAACGCTGTATCTGGCGATAAAGATAAGATGGCTGTTCTAGCTAAGCATAAGGATAATAAGCTTTTGAAGCGTGTGCTTTATTTGTGTAAGTCTAAACGTGTAAAATTTTACATTAAACAATTACCAGAATATACGCCAAATGGTGGTCATTCATTAGATATGGCAATCATTGGATTAGATGCATTATCTAGTCGAAAAGTAACAGGTAGTGAAGCAACTGGTTATTTGAAATCAATACTTACATCGTTAAATGAAGATGATGCATATATCATTGAACGTATCATTGACAAGGACCCTAAGATTGGTATGGGAACTACTTTTATCAACAAGGTTTATAAGGTTGATAAAAAGACTCCAGACTTGATTGAAGATACTCCATATATGGGTGCTATTTCATTTGATGAAAAGAAAGCACGTGAAGTTTTTAAAGGTGGTAAAAAAGGTGTTTCCCAAATTAAGATGGATGGCCGATACTGCAATGCTATTATTCGTAATGGTGATGTTGAATTGGAAAGTCGTAGTGGTGAAACGACAGCTGTTGCTGGTGCTAAATTTTTAGCTGAGCTTGCTAAGTTTGATGATTGTGTATTGAACGGTGAATTGACAATGGATGGTGTACCTCGTTATGAAAGTAACGGAATGATTGCGTCAATCATTGATATCTGTGGTAAGAAAGCTGAACGTACAGAAAAAGAACATGCTAAGAAACTTGAAGTTTTTGAGAAAAAACACGGAAACTTTGAAGAAGCATTAAATAAAATTCGTTATACGGTATGGGATACTATTACTGTTGATGAATACTTTGATAAAGAATCAAAAACTCCTTATTACATTCGTTTAGATAATGCTAAGGAGCTTATCAGCAATTCAAGAGCAACTATGGTTCGATTAATTGAATCTAAAGTGGTTGGTTCTTATGCTGAGGCAATGGAACACTTTCAAGAAGTTCTTGCAACTGAAGTTGATGGTGTACCTCAAGAAGGAACCATTCTCAAATCAATGGATGGAGAATGGAAAGATGGTAAACCAACATGGCAAATCAAGATGAAACTTGAAATGGATGTGGATTTACGAATTGTAGGATTTAACTTTGGAACAAAGGGTTCAAAAAACGAACATGTGATTTCTAGTTTAAGCTGTGAATCTTCTGATGGATTGGTAAAGACTCGTCCACAGGGTATTACTGAAGCTAAAATGCAAGAGATTACGGATAATCAAGCTACTTGGCTTGGCAAGGTGGTTCAAGTTAAATGCAATGGTCTTTCAAGCAATTCAAGTGGTGAATATTCATTGATGTACCCAGCTTTTGTGTCTTTGCGTGACGATAAAGATACTTGTGATAGTCTTGAATCAATCAAATCGATTGAGAACATGGTTAAATCATTAACAACTGCGTAATACCTGAATTAATCTATTAATACAAACTAAAAAATAAAAATGAAAAAATTTTTTACACTTGCCTTGATTTGCTTAACCTTTGTAGTTAACGCACAAACAGATTCATGTAATTTACATCCTTATGCCTCTATTGGCATTTCGGTGACAAATTCAAATAATTTTAAATTCTCATCATACCCTTCTATTGAACTAGGTATCATACCTAAAAACTTAGCTTATGGTCTTGTAATTGGCCGTGGTAATTTGCTTGGTATTTGGAAAACAGGTGATGTTATTCAAAATTATTATTTTGAATGTAAAACAAGTATTTATTTTCCAATTGGACCTGTAACAGGTAGCTTGATTTTTGGTTATGGTGAATTTTGTAATACTAGACACAATTTTATTGAATATGGTTTTGGTGCTTCTCTATCACAAGGAAAACTTGGGTATGGTGTAACATTTTCCAATTGGGATGGTGCGAATTATTTAACACCAGCGATTACCCTTAATTTTTAACTATGGTTAGAATATACGATAAGATCAAGTATACATTAAAAGAAGTTGCTCCTAGTATTTGGTTAGTAGAATGTGATGATTCATTTGATTTAGCAATGTTATTTTGCCGTTATCAAGAATTTTATGAATCACCATTTACTGGAATTAAGGGTAAGGTATTTAATATGTTTGATTATATTCGTTTTTATTCTAGAAAAAATAAAAACAAATTTACATATGCTGAAGATTGGAGAGGTTTCAATATTCCAAGTGATGTAATATACGAAATATTATCATACGATTCAGATACAATTTGTTTAAACATTTATGATCACGAAATGTTTAATATTGTCAAGAGAATAAATGGTATTTCATTAAAACCATTTTATTTGATTGGAGTTAAAAAAGGTGATACGGCAACTATAAAACATGAAATGGCACATGGTTTTTATAGCACAAATAAAGACTATCATGATGCCATGATTAAATTACTCAAATCAATACCTTTAACACTAAGAAAAAAGGCGTTTATTTGTTTTAAAAAAATGGGTTATAATAAAGCTGTTCATATGGATGAATTGCATGCCTATTTGATTGATTCATTAATGATAAAGATTTGAAACCAGTGAAAGAACAATTAAAAGAATATCAACCAATATTCAAAAAAACATTTAATAAATATTACAATGAAAAAGCACATTAGCTTCCCAAGTATCGAACAATTCAGAAATGTTGTTACCAATATCAACCGACAATTTAATTTTGTTGGATTAGATGACAATGGTGATGCTATCTATGATCATAATAAGATTAAGCCTAAGCTTACCTTTACTGGTAGTGTAAAGCTTCATGGAACCAACGCTAGTATTTGTTACAATCGTATTGATGGTCTTTGGATTCAATCACGTGAGAACATTATTACGCCAGAACAAGATAATGCTGGATTTGCATTTTTTGTTGTATCTAATCAAGGTGTATTTTCAACCTTAATGGCTGAAATCATGGTTAAAAACAATCTTGATATGGATCAAAATACTATTTCTATTTATGGAGAATGGTGTGGTGGTAACATTCAAAAAGGTGTTGGAATTTGCAATCTTGAAAAATCATTTTTCATCTTTGGTGTTAAGATTACACCACACTTTGTTGGTGAAGAATTAGCAGTAAATGAAAAACCACCAGTAGCATACTGGGTTGATCATACTTATTTAAAATCACCAGCAAATAAGGTTTACAATATCAGTGATTACAAAACCTTCAGCATTGAGATCGATTTCAATTATCCAGAAATGGTTCAAAACAAGTTAGGCGAATTAACGCTTGAAGTGGAAGAAGAATGTCCTGTTGCGAAAGCATTTGGTTTTTCTGGTGTTGGTGAAGGTATTGTATGGGCTTGTGAATTCAATGGAGTCGTTCATAGATTCAAAGTAAAGGGATCACTTCATGCTGCTAAATCTAAAGTAAAAACACTAAGTAAAGTTGATGATGTTAAAATAACAAAAGCTAGAGAGATTGCTGATAAAGTAACACCAAATTGGAGACTTGATCAAATGATTGAAAAATCATGTGATTTAATGAATGGTGGTGAACTTGATAGAGCTAAGTTAGGTATATATCTTAAGTTGGTTATGGATGATGTGCTTAAAGAAGATTTAGATATCTTAGTTGAAGCTGGTTTAGAACCAAAAGATGTATCTAAATATGTGTCTGAAATAGCTAGACGTTATTTCTTTGACCAAGAAAAGGTTTAGTTAAATCGTTTCCGTAAATTGCATACCAACCTGTATATTTAACATAAGCTTCTTTTCTAGGAGCTTGTGTTGTATATAATGGTAAGCCTTTATTCTGTATTGATTTAATAAGAACACGAATAGGTAAATCATGTTTAGTACATAACGTTGTTAAATCAATACGTTGACATTGGTACATAACTTCATCATATTGATTATAGATAATAACATCATCTAATCTTTGTTTAGGATTAACATAACCTTTTAAATAATTATCTTTTTGTTTGGTAGCTGATTTAGCAGCTAACTTACTAAAACAATCTGGGTCTTCGGCTAACATGGTCTTGATTCTCTTTTCAGATATAATAGTTAAGTCTTGTGATTGTTTCGTTCTTTTCATTTTAGCAATTGCTTTCATTTTAACGTGTTCTGGTAACGTAGACATACCAAACCCACCCTTAGATAGATTATATGTATCTCGTCTGTTAATAAAAGCTTCTGAGACCAGTTCTTTCTCTTTATTAATCATTTCTGTTTTGTTATTATAAACAAATAGAATTTCTTTTTTAAAGTTATTAGAACCGTATTTCTTGATGGATTGTTTTAATAAGATACCAGAACCTAAATAAGAATCATCAAGGTCTTCAGTTTCATGAAGACCAATATAAATCTTATTATTGATTATATTGGTGGTTTTATATACGGTATAAAACATTACTTTTTAATATCATTAAAATGCTGTTCTAACAACCAATTAATTAGTCGTGACTTATTAATTCCATCCTGTTCCATTTGTTGGAAATTGATGGTGGAGATGGATATGCTTAATTTACCTTTCTTTTCTTCTTTTGACTTTTTGTTTCGTCCCATATTAGTATTGTTTATATACTAATAAATATGTTACTTTTTAGAAAAAGTCGCTTTTTGGCGATTTTTATTTTTAAAGTACTTAGTCAATAATCCATCAATAAGCTTGGATTTATTATAGTCACCTTTATCTAATAGTTTAATGATATCTGGATCAATGGCAATACTTATGTGTTTATTGTCTTTCATAAGTATAAATATAATTATTAAAACAATTTTAGTCAATACTTGTTTATTTTGTTAATAATTCGTATGTTTGCAATATGGGTCAAATACTAGCAAAAACTAATGGAATAACCTTAGTTGATCATTCGCTTTTAGTTTCAAGATTTGCTGTTGAAATAGCAAATCAATCTTTATTGGTTAAAGATGATGAATTAATTGAAACTATCAGATTATCAGGATTATTACATGATATTGGGAAATGCACTTCTCAATTCCAAAAAAAATTAGGTATTATAAATATTGATGAAAATAATTTAGAAGCAAAATTAAAATATCGTCATAATGAAGTTGGTTGGGCATTTTTAAGCAGATATTTAGATTTACCAAAAAAACAATTATCTATAATTCTTGATAGTGTATATTGGCATCATGGAATTTCTAATAAATTATGTGGTTATAATGACACTGATGTAAAAATATCTGAATCAGATACTAAAATAATGTTAAATTATTTAATTAGTATTGTTGGTGAATTACACGTTCATGAAAAGGAATATAAACCTAAAAAAGCACCTAAATATTATGTAACAGGTGATGAAGCAGATGAAATAAATTCTTTTCGTTTGTTAACCAGAACTTGTTTAATATCTGCTGATAGATTAGCATCTAGTATTGATAATCTTGATATAAGCGATATTGAAATTGAAGAAATGATTAAAAACGCCAATATAAGATGTTGTGATATTGATATTACTAAACACAAATTTTATGGTAATGACCGCTTCAATCAACAAGAAAACATTGTTCTTAATGTTGAAAGAACAACGCAAATTAATGCACCAGCTGGATTTGGTAAAACAATTCTTGGATTATTATGGAATTTTAAGACTAATAGAAAATTAATCTGGGTTTGTCCTAGAAATATAGTTGCTGAATCAGTTTACAAATCAATTCTAGAAGAAATAGATAATTTTGGTATTGATTATCTATCAGTTGAATTATATACTGGAGGCGAAGTTAAAGCTTGTAACCCATTATTCGAAAGTGATTTCTCATCAGACATTATTGTTACAAATATTGATAATTATTTATCACCTAGTGTGGATAATAGACATGGTAGTCGTCTATATACCATTATCAATGCAGATGTTGTATTTGATGAATATCATGAATTAGTTGGTGACACAGCTTTATTTGCTTGTTTTATTAATATAATGAAAACAAGAAATACTCTTACCAATAGCAATACGTTATTATTATCAGCAACTGGAACTCACATGTATCGTTTATGGGATTCTCAATTACAGAAAACATTAATTTTGCCAAGTATTGGTAAACATTATTCAGCACCTCATAATAAGAAATATTTGTTAAAAACTGAATCTGAGATCAAATTGATCAAAATTGATGATAATAATTTAATTGTCTTAAATTCCATTGGTACTGCCCAAATACATAAAAGTACATTAGATGCTGGATTACTTCTTCATAGTAAATTTGAAGACTTGGATAAAGATTTTAATGTGAATCAATTATATCGTTTTTACGGTAAACAAAGTGATCGTAATATAATAAAACCAAATGTAGTTGGTACACATATTATACAAGCTAGTTTAGATGTTTCGTTTAATAATTTATATGAATCTGTGTTATCTCCTCAAAGCTCATTACAACGTATCGGTAGATGTGACAGATGGGGTGATTATTTAGGTGAATCTACCATCAATATTGTCAGACTAGTCAATAAAGCTGAAACTAGTATGCGTGATTTGTTGTACACAAATAATTTATCCAATTCGTGGTTTGAATATATTTCCAAATTTAATAACCAGAAATTAACCCTTGATGAAATATATATAATTTACAATGATTTCGAGATGAATCACGAAAAAACCTTATTTGCATATTTAAGTGATGAATATAATACAAGTTCAGAGTCTCTTCAATTCATTTATCCAGTTAAATTTTTTAATATTAGAAAAAGCGATAATAAGACAGCTGGTGGTAATAAATTACGTTCAAGTAGTTTTGAGGTATTTGTCATCTGTAAGTATTTCAATAGCGATAAATTTACTAATCCATTTAGTATCAGTGTTAGGGAAAACAATTTTACTGAAGAATTTCATGAAGATGAAGGAACATTTAAAAGAATGATTGGTACAATGAAAATTCTCAGAGACACCAATGATGATCGTTTCGATTATAATGAAATTATCTCCAATAAAAAATATGCAACGCTTGATATTATCAGAAAATTAGGTAAAAAATCAAATACACCATATATTAGATTTGATAAAATATATCATCCAATTTATGGGGAGATTTCACCAGAAAGATTATCAACACTTAAAAATTATTAATATATTTAAAACAAATAACAATTTAAATACAAAAAAATGAAAAAAGCTAAAAACATATTATTCAGAATGAAATTAAAAGGTAATGGAGTTGTTAACTTTGATAGTTCTGATCAGAAATTCATGTTTAATGGTACAAATCTTGTAAATATGAAAACAATGCATGATAATACATCTTATGCTAAGAAGAAATTTTATAGAGATGGTGATAAAACATCATATAAAATTAGTATTTCATCTGATTGTATTAGACACGATATATTCAAAGAAGATGTTCTATTTCAATCACCAAACGTTATTAATAACGAACATTTATTATATTCATTTATTGCTTCCCCAGCATCAATTATCAGAGGCTATTTATTCGCTAACGAAACAGAAACCCTCAAACGAAAAGGTGTTTTATGTATTACAGATGCAGAACAGACATGTAATGCTGTAAGCTCAATTGAAACCTTTTCAAGAAGTGGTTTTAAAAATACCGATGCTGAGAAAACAGATAATTCATTTTATAAAAAAGAAGTTGTCGGTGAAATTGAATATGCAACAATTGGTAATATTGATTTGATGCAATTACAATTTATTAGTTGTGATCAAATTTTTGATAGATTTTCTTTTAATCCTGATATGTTTAATATCTACAAACAATTTTTAAAAGCTAAGATGCCATCCTTTGACAGTGAATTGGGTTACTATCAAATTAAAAATAGTCTTGTTGAAATAGCTGAATATGGATTTAAAATGAGTAATGATAATATTCAAATACTTGTTAGAGAATTATTTGAACGTCTATTGAAATTCAATATCAAAAGAAAGGGGTCTTATGTTGAAATATCAGAATTAGAATATAAAATAGTTTATGATGTGTTTGAGGATACTTTTGTTAATGAAGATGGTTGGATTAGAATTTCTAATAGGAATGATTTAACAAACATCGTATTTGAAACTGAAGATTTTTATATTCAAGAAAATACTGAAATGGCGAAGGAAAAAAGAGCGATGATTGAAGCTGATTACGAGTCTCGTAAATTAGAAAGTAAGAAAAAGAAGGCAGATAAGAAAGAAGCTATTAAGAAATCGAAATCATCTAAAACCGAAACTGATGTCACAACCGAATCAAATGACTAAATTTCTAGTATTAGAATTTAGAAATGCAGGGTTATTCAGAAAACATAGAAATACCAAAGATAAAATGTTTGACATGTGTGGAAGGAGAGACCGTAAAACTGAAACTGAATTCATTGAACCCATAACTGTTCACCAAATATCAAATATGCTTCATGTATTGTTTGGTGAACGACCTAAGCCAATTAATCGAGATACAGTATATAATAACATACCATATCTCTTTAATAAAGCTTTAGAATCGTATTTAAGAATTGATTCTTATAAGGATAGTAAGGGTAATTTTCAAAGTGAAACAATACAAACTAAAAAATCAATCGGAAATTCTTGGAGTACTCAATCATTTGTTTATTGGAAACGTATAAATAATTTATTAGGTGATGAACTATATAAAGAGTTCATTGATATATTAACAAGTGTTTATAAAATAGATATTAATATCACATCTTTTAATAAGGTTAAAGAATTGATTCTATCAAGACCAGATAAGCGTATTGATGAATTATTTAAAATGTTGAAATCAAAAGGTAAAACACCCGTTTTTGATAGTATTTATGGGCAAACAACAACTAATACAAGTATTAATATGAACAATAGAACACAATTAACAGTTTTAACAGGTTTAGATAAAATTATAAGACTTAGTGGTCAAATAATTGTTCCAGTATCTGATAAAGATATAGAGAAAATTAAAACCAATAAAGGTTGTGCTACTATACTTGATAATGGTTTTATCTATATTAAAGGTGTTAAATCTGGTAATATAATTACAACAGAAGGGTTTACAAGAGTTAGTGAAATAAGTTTAGAAAAACAATAATATGAGAATCAAAATAAATTTTTCAAAAAATACTAGTGAAATTCCAATAAGCAATCAAGCAATGTTGAATTCTTATATTCATAAATGTTTAGGTAGAAATAATATTTATCATGATGCTAAAAATGATTATAATATTTCTCATTTATATGGTGGTAAATTAAATTTAGAATCTAAACATTTATCTTTTGATAATGGTGGATATATTATTGTTTCGTCTAAAAATAATGAATTCATTAATAATATATTAATTGGTGTCATCAATAATCCATCATTAATGGCTGGTATGACTTTTTGTGGTGTTGATCATATTAATGAATATTTTAATAATGGATGGAATCATTTTGCTACATTATCACCATTTATAATAAAAAAATATATAGATAAGAAAAACTATTCTTTTATTACCCTTAATGATACTGATTTTGAGAATCAAATAAAACATTATTTAATTAATAAATTAACTAAGATCGATACTAGTTTAGATTTAACAGATTTTGAAATTAAAATACCTATTAATGATAGTCATAAAATTAAACGAATTTTAGTTAAAAACGTAATTAATTCTGCTAATTCGTGTCATATTAGTATTTATACAAACAAGAAGGTTGCCGAGCTTTTATATAATATTGGCATAGGTCAATCAACTGGTTCTGGATTTGGTACAATATATAAAACTGAAAATCATAAATTGTATAAACTAGACTAATTTATACAAGTTCTTTGACATATTATTTTTAATAAAATAACCTAAATCAATTAATATCAAATATTTAACTTGAGATAGGTTGGTAATTATATTATTCCGTAAGGGAATCACAACCGTCAACCATTGTTTCGAAACCTTCTTTCAGTTGGTAATTATATTATTCCGTAAGGGAATCACAACTTAGCAACACTCAACAAATGGAAACCAATAGTTGGTAATTATATTATTCCGTAAGGGAATCACAACACAAATCGATTCAACGTTTAAAACAAAAAGGTTGGTAATTATATTATTCCGTAAGGGAATCACAACTAATAAGCCTCCCATACATCAATTGGTTTAGTTGGTAATTATATTATTCCGTAAGGGAATCACAACAAGGATTACCTTGACACTCACTCTAATCTAGTTGGTAATTATATTATTCCGTAAGGGAATCACAACTTCAGAGTTCTGAATTAGTTCTTAACAGTAGTTGATAATTATATCATTCCATAGGGGAATCACAACCCAATTGTAATTGTAGTTCCAGTTGTTAAAGTTGATAATTATATCATTCCGTAGAGGAATCACAACAGATTAATCCAAGTTCCTAGATTAATAAAAGTTGGTAATTATATCGTTCTGTAGGGGAATCACAACAATCGATTTGATGAATCTAAGGGTAATTTGTTAGTAATTATATTATTCCGTAGGGAATCACAATGCTAGTATTTGAATTTGACAATTAAGACTAGTTAGTAATTATATTAATCCATATTGGAATCACAATGGTAATACATCTGCTTTTATCACAGATGAATTAATTATTCTATAATTCCATAAAGGAATCACAACACCCACCTTGATCTTTCTGCTTATTGTGACGTTTTTTTTATTCTTCTAAAAGGGAATCACAACTATTACTATGGCGTTTTGACACCATTTTGATTATTTATTTTATAACTCCATATAGGAATTTAATAAAACTTAACCATCTTTGAAAAATAAAATTGCTAGATTAATAAAAAAGTAGTATCTTTGTATTAATAATTATCGGTCCCTTTGCTGATAACAATTTGAGTCCTTGATAGGGCTCTTTTTGTTTAATAGTTGCAAATGAATTATTTTATTAGTATATTTGCAATATGATAACAAATAGAGTGTATAGATTAAAAGAAGCTGCTGAAGTAGGTAAAGGAATGCCCCTTCCAGCTCATCAAGAAATTGAGATTGTAACTGATGTGGTATATATTAATGGAAACATGGTACCACCAGAAATGCAATCTCTTTTTTATAATTGGATCATAAAGAATCCTAACCTTTTTGATGATGTAACTAAGAATTGGTAGGAATAAAATGAATAATGAATTTGTTTTAAGGAGTGGTAAGCATGCTGGTAAGACAATTGGGTGGTTGTTGAATAATCAACCATCTTATCTTGCTTGGGTGCAAGAGAACAGACCAGAAATGCTTAAGGGTTCGGATAAAAAAGAAGAACCTAAACCATTACCAAAAAAAGAAGTTAATTTCAGAGATGAACCGATAAAAACGATTACACCAAATATGAATTTTTTTAATGAAGGTCCAGCTGATATATGTAAGCCATATCTGGATAGTATGAAAAAAGGTTTGGTTTAATGAATTTTTTTTACTACCTTTGTACATTAATAAACAATCATGAAAACATTTCATTATACGATCAAAAATACTGATCCTTGGGCAATTACAGATACAGAAATTATTGTAATTGCAATTAATAAGGTTTCAGCTAAGAAATTGCTTAAAGAAGCTGGACATAATGATGTTAAGACATCAGATTTGATTGAGCTTAAAACTGGTGTTCATACTATTCAAACTTATATGACTGAGTAATCATGATCCTCAAAGAAAACGGTTTAAGATATGCTAAGCTTATTCATGTCAGTGTTGATAATGGTAAGACAGGCAATAGTAATAAGGTTTACATAATGGAAGAACTTCCAGATGGAAGAATTCGTTGTGATTATGGGCGTGTTGGAAAAGAACTAACAACTGAATACAAGGATAAATCCAAATGGGATTCAGTTTACAAACAGAAGCTTAGTAAGACTAAAGGTTATACTGATGTAACTGATTTGATGGTTGAACCAGTCAACAATGCCAATGGTAGCAAGACTGTTGATATTCAAGACAAGGATGTAAGAGCTTTGATTGAAGATTTGATGAATTTTGCAAATAAATCTATTCAACAAAACTATAAGGTAACACAAGAAGCAGTATCTGAACAACAAGTTAATACAGCTCAAGATGTTATCGATTCAATCAATAAAATTTTGAAGGTTGGTGTTGATTTGAAAATATTGAATGATTTGTTAATGAAACTTTACATCACCATCCCTAGAAAGATGAAAGATGTACGTGATCATCTATTTGAGCCAATCACTAATTCTAATACCCTTAAAATAGCAAAAGAATTAATTGGAAATGAACAGGACACGTTAGATACAATGGCTGGTCAGGTAAAGCTTTTGAAACAAAAGGCAACACTAGTTAATAAAACTAATAATGCTGGATCAACCATTCTTGATCAAATGGGTGTGAGTATTGAAGTTGAAAAAGACCCTAAGATGCTTGAACTTATTTATAAATTATTGGGTTCTAGTAAAGATCAAGTTAAACGTATCTTCAGAGTTAATAATCCGAAGACAAAGGATACATTTGATAAGTTTGTCACAAATGCAAAAGTTAAAAAGAAACGACTTTATTTTCATGGTTCAAGAAATGAAAATTGGTTCAACTTACTTCAATCAGGAATACTAATTCGACCAGCTGGAGCAGTTCATACTGGCAGTATGTTTGGTGATGGAATTTACCTTGCTGATAAAGCACAAAAGGCACGTGGTTATTCATCATTAAAAGGTTCATATTGGACCAAAGGAAGTTCAAACAAAGGTTATATAGCACTATATGATTCTCATTTAGGAAATCAAAAAGAAATCCTTCATCATACATCAAGTTGTTATTCGCTTTGTGAAAGTCAATTAAAAAGAGAAGGATATGACAGTGTATTCGCTAAGGGTGGT